CCAATACTCTCGGCACCGCCGGGCTTACGCTCATCAAAGCCTTTGAAAGCTTGAAGTTACGGGCGTATTTATGCCCGGCGAACAAGCTGACCATTGGTTACGGCCATGTTATTGGTGCGCCGTTTGATTATAAATTTTTCAAGGCGTTTGACAGCCACAGCCTGCAAGCGTGCATCGATGCCTGTCAACAGCACAGACGGTTAACGCCGGAAGCGGTTGCCGGTTTGTTTATCAATCCTGATCAGGCCGAGACCTTGTTGCGCAACGATAGCCAACAAGTCGCCGGGTTTATCAGTTCCCTTCATCCCGCGTTAACGCCCAACCAGTTTGATGCGCTGGTGAGTCTGGTTTTTAACATAGGCCAGGGCAATTATGCCGATTCAACCTTGCGAGCCAAGCTTAAAGCGGGTGATGTTGCCGGTGCCGCCGGTGAGTTTGAGCGGTGGGCGTTTGCTACGGTTAACTGTGTTAAGGTCAAGCTGCCCGGTTTGGTGACCCGCCGCGCGGCTGAACGCGCTTTGTTTGAAACGCCATGCTGACACTCCATTCGAGTACAGACGCGATTAATCGCGTCTCTACAGCACCCGGTATTCTCATAACGTTGGTGTTGCTGGGCGCCTCCCTGTTTTTTCTGGAGTTCTTTCTTTTTGGAGGCTCCCGAAAAAAAACCACCTGCCTGCGTAAGCCGTTGTTACGGTGCGAGGGCAGTTCATTAGTCTTTTTTGCAAATCCTTATATTATGAAAAAAATTAGCTCGTTAATTCCCTGGTTTGTTGTTTCCCTGGCTGCCTTGGCAGTGACCGGCCTTAATGCCGTACTTGACGGCGGTATTGCCGTGGTCTCGTCAGATCCTGATGTGTTGTTGGTAACGCCGCTGGGCGAAGGCAAGTTTCATGTTGACGTAGTGGGCGTAGGTTATGCCACCTTGACAGTGAACGGTGATGCCGATCTGGGTGACGGTATTAAGACGCTTAGCCAGGACTTTAACTTTGAAGTTTATGACGGTGCGACCGAAGCCGACCATTTTGAGTTACAGATTACCGAGTTGGCACCGGCTGTGGTTACTCAGGCGCAGGCCGATACTATCGGTTAAAAGTCACATATCCTGGAGACGTGATATATCAAGACGCGATAAATCGCGTCTCTACCCTTTATTTGATTTTATATGATGAATAAAAATAACCCGTTAAAACAGCGTATCGATGACTTGGTTAAGTTATGCAGCCTTGCAGCGGCCTGTCTGGATATTGCCGAAAGCAGGCAATACACCAACATAATTAACAATACGCGCTTGCGATCAGATTTATCGCTGTTGAAAGCCCAGGGTCGTGAGGCGGTGTTTGAATTAATGCTGTGTTCCTCGCACCGTGCGTTCATGCGGTTTTTGCGGGAGTATGGCGAATGTTAAGGTTTTTAAGGTTTGCATCCCCCTACCTAATCAGTCTTTTTTATGGGGCAGTAGTAGGGGTAGTTTTTGGCAGTATAGTCACCGGTGTGATGATATGGCTAATCGCCCTGGTACTGTTGCTGTTTTTAAGAGGGCTTAACTAATGATGGGTATAGATGATGCCGTTGCGGCAGGTTGTACGTTGGTTGATACCGTGGTTAAACGGATTTGGCCGGATGCCACGGAAGTGGAAAAGGACAAGCTGGCACAGTTGACCTTGCAACTCCAGGCCGAATGGGCAAACCAACTGGCACAGCTGGACGTGAACAAGATTGAGGCGGCTTCGTCGTCCTTGTTGGTGGCAGGCTGGCGGCCGATGGTGGGCTGGGTGTGTGCGGCCGGTTTGGCTTACGCGGCCATACTGGAACCGCTAGCCCGATTTGTAGCGACGGTAGGCTTTGCCTATCTGGGCGTGTTTCCGGTGATTGATACAGAAATAACCCTGCAAATCTTGCTGGCCTTGTTGGGTTTGGGCGGGATGCGCACGTTTGAGAAATTTAAAGGCGTACATAGATCATGACCATTGCAATCGATATTTGGCAGTTATTGGGGGCGGCAGGCGCCTTGTTGGGCATGATGGTGTCCTTGATAGTCACGGCTGGCAAGGTGTTGATCGGGCAGTTTGAAAAACGTCTGGATGAAAAGTTTTCCACGATGGAGGCCGGCAGCATTGCCGCGCAAAAACATTGGGACAGCCAGTTTACGGCACTGGAACAGGCTGCGGTCGATGAGGCCAAGGGCTGGCAACGGGTTGAACGGGATATTATGCAGATGAAAGCCGACTTACCGATTAACTATGTCCGCCGGGATGACTATATCCGCAACCAAAGCGTGATAGAAGCCAAGATAGACGGGCTGGCGGTACGTATTGAAAACGCACTTTTAAAAGGAGCACAGCATGGCTGATGAAGCAAAGATACGCCGCGAGAACATCCGTTGGCAAATTCTGTTGACCCTGAACAATGCAAGGCCGATAGGCGCTTATGAGCGTATTGTCTTGTCGGTGATTCAGGCCGAATACCCGGATGCTACCCAAAACGAGATCCGCCGCGAGTGTGAGTATTTGCACGGCCGTGACTTGATCAAGCTGGACAAGCGCCCCGATGGCCGCTGGTTTGTCGAGCTTGCCCGGTACGGCGTGGATCTGGTCGAGTATACCGTGGTGGTTGAACCCGGCATTGCCCGTCCGGACAAATATTTCTATGTCTAGTCCTGCGCAGGTAGACGGCTGGAGCCAGGAAGCACGGGCAACCTTTGAGCGCGAACTGATCCGGCGCAACTTTACCGATTATGACGGTCTGGTGGTGTGGCTGACAGAAAACGGCTTTGAACTGTCGCGCAGTGCGGCCTACCGGCACGCGGCCAAGCTCAAGCGCCGGATTCAAGCGGTGCGCAACAGCACCGAAGCGGCGCGGATGATTGCCGAGGCGGCACCGGACGATTCTGACTTGCGTTCGGCGGCGGTTATCAGCCTGGTGCAATCCGAATTGTTTGACGTGATGGTGAGCTTGCAGGATCTGGAGGAGTGCGATCCAGCAGAACGGGTGGCCTTATTGAAGGAAGCGTCCAAGTCGGTGCTGGATATGACCCGCGCCAGTACCCTGCAAAAGGAATGGCAGTTGAAACACACGGCCAGAATTAGACAGGAAGCCTTGGCAGAAGCGGCGGCACTGGTGAGCGGTGCCGCCAAAGCAGAAGGCGTTTCCGAACAAGGGATAGTCCGTATCCGTGAAGCCTTGGGGATGGTGGCCTAATGTCTGCCAAGGTGATTCCCGCCAATCCCGATGCGATATTTCTGCCCTTTCAAGAGCGTTGGATAAAAGATAATTCACGTTTGAAGGTGATGGAGAAGTCCCGGCAAATCGGGGTGAGCTGGTCAACGGCTTATGCCGCTGATGAGCGCACGGCCATGGTCGGTAATAAATGGGATCAATGGGTCTCCAGTCGGGATGACCTGCAAGCGCGGTTGTTTATTGAAGACTGCAAGCTGTGGGCGCAAATCCTGCAAATTGCCGCCCATGATCTGGGCGAGAAAGTCATTGATGAAAAAACCAAGTTAACCGCCTACGTGCTGGAGTTTTCCAGCGGCAAGCGTATCCACTCGATGTCCAGCAATCCCGATGCCCAAGCGGGTAAGCGTGGCGGCCGGGTGCTGGATGAGTTTGCCTTGCATCCCGACCCGCGCAAATTATGGAGCATTGCTTATCCGGGTATTACTTGGGGCGGCTCTATGGAGTTGATCTCGACCCACCGGGGCAGCCATAACTTTTTTAACGGCTTGATTCGGGAAGTCCGCGAGCACGGCAATCCAAAAAATATCAGCCTGCATCGGGTGACCCTGCAAGATGCGCTGGATCAGGGCTTTTTGTACAAGCTGCAAAAAGCCTTACCGTCCGAGCATGAAGTACAAGTCATGGATGAAGCGGCTTATTATGACTTTATCAAGGCCGGTTGTGCCGATGAAGAGAGTTTTCAGCAAGAGTATATGTGCGACCCGGCTGACGATGATACCGCCTTTTTGGAATATGAACTGATTGCCCGTTGCGAGTATGGCAGCGATGAAGATTGGGAGCTAGATCTGGACGCCTGCAAAAAAAGCGGGGCCAAGCTCTATGCCGGTCTGGATATTGGCAGAAAGAAAGATTTGACGGTGTTATGGGTGTTTGAAGCTCTGGGTGATGTGCTCTATACCCGCAAGATTATTGAGTTAAAAGCCATGTCCAAGCCGGATCAGGAGAAGGTATTGTGGCCGGTGATGGCCTTGATGGAACGCACCTGTATTGATAACACCGGCTTGGGGATTGGCTGGACAGATGATGCCATTGCCAAGTTTGGCAGTTACCGGGTGGAAGGCGTGACCTTTACCGGACGGGTTAAGGAAGAGCTGGCTTATCCGGTGCGCGGCGGTATGGAAGACAAGCGCCTGCGCATTCCGTACAAGCCGGAAATTCGCGCTGACTTGCGGGCAGTCACCAAGGTGACTACACCTTCAGGGAATATCCGTTTTACCGCTGAGCGCTCTGAAAACGGCCATGCCGACCGCTTTTGGGCGCTGGCCTTGGGTATCCATGCGGCTTCAGTGCCTGCACAAATTATTGAATATAACCCCCTGCCCAGTAAAGACGCGCGTTATTGGGACGATTTTAACCGCGAAAGTGCCGGAGGCTGGTAATGAGTTTTATGGATTGGTTTACTGAAAAATTGACCCCGGCGGTGGTAAAGACCCTGCAAACCGATAACCCCCAGTCTGCCCTGCTGCATAGCGCGTTTGATAGTCATCCTTCGCGAGGCCTGACCCCTGCCGGTTTGGCCAGTATTTTACAGCGTGCCGAACAGGGCGATCTGATGTCCCAGGCCGCGCTGTTTATGGATATGGAAGACAAAGATGCCCATATTGTCGCGGAGATGGGCAAGCGCAAGATGGCGGTTAAAAAGCTGGATTGGCATTTGGAACCCCCGCGCGAGGCAACCGCTACCGAAAAAAAGGCCACCAAGCTGTTGGAAGGCTTGATTCGTGACGAGCTGGATGTCGGTGCCGTCCGGATGGCGATGCTGGATGCGATAGGCCACGGTTATTCCTGTCTGGAATTGGACTGGGGACAAGCGACCGGCGCACGTAGCGGTTTGTGGATACCCAAGCAGATTATTCACCGGCCGCCGTCCTGGTTTACCTGTCCGCCGACTGACCGCAATACCTTGCAGTTACGCGATATGAGTACGGCGTATGGCGTGCCGTTGCAGCCGTTTGGCTGGATACCCCATGTCCACCGCTCCACCTCGGGCTATTTGGCGCGTACCGGTTTGTATCGGGTGCTGGCCTGGCCGTATCTGTACAAGAATTATTCGGTGCGGGATATGGCCGAGTTTTTGGAGATTTACGGTTTGCCGATCCGGGTGGGGCAATACCCGCCGGGCGCGTCGGATACCGAAAAACGCGCCTTGATGAATACGGTGTTGAGTATTGGCCACAATGCCGCCGGTATTATCCCCGATTCGATGAAGCTGGAATTGCAACAAGTGATGGCGACCGGCAGTGCCGACGCTTTTAAGGTGATGATTGACTGGTGCGAAGCCAGTCAAAGCAAAGCGATTTTGGGCGGCACCTTGACCAGTTCGCCAGGAACCAACGGCAACCGTAGTCTGGGACAAATACATAATGAGGTGCGCCTGGACATAAGGGACGATGATGCCCAGCAGGTGGATCAAAGCTTAAGCACCTATCTGGTGTACCCGATAGCGATGCTGAACAGCCTGTTTGCCGAACACCGCTGTCCGACCTGGGTAAGTGATACCCAAGAACCGGAGGATTTGGCCTTGTTTGCCGATGCCCTGCCCAAGCTGGCAGCGGCCGGTGCGCAAATACCGGTCAGTTATGTCAATTTGAAGCTAAAGATACCGGAACCGGAAGACGGCGAGGCGGTGTTGGGCATCCCTTCGACTCCGCTCAGGGCAAGCCCTTCTGCGCCTGGGAATACCGGCGCGATGTTGGCGGTAGAGACGCGATTAATCGCGTCTGTATCCGACATCGACAACTCGCCGGTGACAGCACAGGCCGATTTATTGGCAAGCCAAGCCGCACCGGTGCTTAATGACTGGATAGGCGTGCTGCATGCCAAGGTAGATAGCGCCGACAGTCTGGACGGTTTACAGGCGGACTTGTTGAACAGTTACGGCGATCTGGATAGTGGCGAACTGGTGAAGGTGATGGCGCTGGCGTTTGCAGTGGCTGATTTGTCGGGTCGGTATGATGTTTTAAAAGCAGGTTAAAGGTGAAAGGCAAAAAAATAACCATGAGACTTTCGCCCTTAGCCCTTAGCCCTTAGCCTTTTGCCTTGAACCTTTAACCTTTAACCTTTAACCTTTAACCTTTAACCTTTAACCTGCCTTTATTATGCCGTTAAATCTATCCCCTACCCAACTCGCATTTAACGCACGCGGCGACGGCACGTTTAACCAACCATTTGAGGAACAGGTCGCTTTTTTAAAGCAAAAGCTGAACTTACCGACGGCACATTGGGATGATATCTTAACCAGTGCGCATGATAGGGCGTTTATGGTGGCGGGTGCAGCCAAGGCCGATTTGTTGAACGATTTACATGCAGCCGTTGTTAAAAACGCGGAAGCAGGCCAGTCTATAGGCGCGTTTAAAAAAGAATTTGAGAACCTCGTCAAGAAGCGCGGCTGGGAAGGCTGGACGGGCAGCGATACGGTAGCGGGGCGGGATTGGCGGGCACGGGTGATTTACAACACCAACATGCGCGCCAGTTATGCCGCCGGGCGTTATGCGCAATTGACCGACCCCGAGTTGTTGCAGTCGCGACCGTACTGGAAGTATGTCCATAATGACACGGTGGCGCACCCCAGACCGTTGCATCAAAGCTGGAATGGCATGGTATTGAAACACGATGACCCGTTTTGGAACAGTCATTACCCGCCGAACGGTTTTGGTTGCCGGTGTCGAATAGCGGCGGTTAGACAGACCGAGTATAAAGGCCATCCGGCTCCGGATGACGGGACGTATGAGAAGACCGACCGGATGGGTGTAGTGCATACCTTGCCCAAGGGCGTGGATTATGGGTGGGATTATAAGCCGGGGGCTTCAGTTACCCAGTCTTTCAAGAGCCTGATTGATGACAAACTGATCCGCTTGCCTGCGCCGGTGGGTGCGGATATGTGGCAAGCACTGAAACCCGCACTAAAAACAGAACAAATTAAAGCCGTACACGATATGGTCGCGATTGCCGCTGCAACTATGGAACCTGCGGGCGTCAGTGTTGTAGCGCATGTTATAGAGCCTGCTACCGTAGCCGCGTTGTCCGATCATGGCATAGTGTTGGATGATGCGGCTATCTGGCTAAGAGATCATGAATTGGTTCATGCCATTCGTGATAGCAAGGTTGATCGTGGCGCATCCTTACCGCTGGCTATTTGGCTGGATTTACCCAAGTATTTAGAGACGGCCATCCCTTATCTGGATACCGGAAATAATACTTTGCTCTATGCTTTCGATGGGCCAGGAGAGGTTGGCAAGGTTGCTGTAAGACTTAACCATTCTGAAAAAATAAGGGATAGCGGGCAAAGAAAAAAGATTACTTCAAACTTTATCGTAACAGGCGGTCTGGTGACGGCGGAAAATCTTAAGGATCAGCGTTATCTGCTTTTGATGGAAAAAAAACCATGAGCGGCGCCGGATTCGAACCGGATAATACAGGCGCAAAGCGCATGTAACCCTTCCCGTTGGAAACAACCACTCATGGCATAACCAGTATAGACCAAACAATAAATGATGAAAACCCCTAATTTACAGCTTATCCACGGAGACAGCCTTGAGGTTATGCGCGGTATGGCAGACAACAGCGTTGATCTGATATTGACTGACCCGCCGTATTATTCAACTGCGTTAAAGTTTGACCAAACAGCGCATATTGACTTCAAGGCGTGGCTGCATGAATGCCGACGAATCCTGAAACCGACAGGGGTGCTGGTCTCGTTTGCTGATTTTAATTTATTGGCAGAATTGCGGGAGAGCAAAGTATTCAAAACACAGTATGAACTGGTTTGGCATAAATCTATGGCAACAGGGTTCTTGGATGCCAATATCAGACCGTTGAGAGCCCATGAATTTATAGGGATATTTACCCAAGCATTGAAGAAATCTACCTATAACCCGCAAAAGACAACCGGTGATAGCTATATTAGGTCACAACCCGCTAACCGTATGAGGCATACAAATCAGATGAGGTCATCTATCACCGTCAATACGGGTGAATACCATCCTCATAGCGTGCAAAAGTTTAAACGTGACCCAGTCCGTAAACAACACCCCACCCAAAAGCCCTTGGCGCTTTGTGGCTGGCTGATTAATACCTACAGCAACCCAGGCGATACTGTCTTTGACGGCTTTATGGGCAGCGGTTCCACTGGGGTGGCGGCGCTAAAACTGAACCGGCGCTTTATCGGCGTTGAATTGGATCAGACGTATTTTGACAGTGCGCAGGTTCGTTGTGCGCAACAGCCCGTAGGGGCAGAAAATTTTCTGCCCCTACCCGTATGATTAACGTCACGGTCAATGATCAAGCCATTCTGGCCGCCTTGCGCCAGTTGCAAAACCATACGGCCAACTTGCGCCCGGCACTGAAAGAAATCGGCGAAACCCTGAAAGAATCTACCCAACAACGTTTTGCAAACTATACCGGTCCGGACGGGGTGATGTGGGCGGCGAACAGCGAGGTCACCTATGAGCGCAAGGCCGAACGCAGCGGGATACCGTTAACGGATGGCGGCACCCTGGGCGATACCATCAATTACCAATTGCCGGGCAATGATAGCGTGGCGATTGGTAGCTCGATGGTTTATGCCGCCATGATGCAGTTTGGCAGCACCAAGGCTGAATTTCCCCATTTGTGGGGCGACATCCCGGCGCGGCCTTTTTTAGGCATATCCACCAGCGATGAAAGTGAAATCTTGTCGATACTCCGCACTTATTTAGAATCTGCGTTTTAAGCCACGATATAAGCACAACGTATATCAGTATCAGGCTTTTTGTTTTTACCCCCGTTAAATTTGCGTTAAATGGGCTTTAAATGCCATTAAGGCAGGTTAAAGGTGAAAGGCGAAAGGCGAAAGGCGAAAGGCGAAAGGCGAAAAAACAACTTTTAAAGGCAGGTTTTAGCCCTTAGCCCTTAGCCCTTAGCCCTTAGCCTTTCGCCTAAAGCGCGTCTCTACCCGCGTTACGAATACCCGCCTAACTCAATATCCCCCCGGCTGTCTTAAACTACGGTCATGAAAAATAAAAACCCCCAATCCACCGTTGCCCTGTCTGCCCAACTCATTGAGTTAGGCGGCACTGCGCCTGCCGAAATCAAGCTACTACCCGCCGGTACGTTTAAGGCACGGGATGGCAGGCCGCAAGGTTTGGCCGGGTGGGTGATGAACGCCGCCAGTGCCGAAGCCTTGTTAAGTGCCTCTACATTACAGGCCGATAAAACCCTGATTGATTACGACCACCAAACCCTGCACAGCAAAACCAACGGCCAGCAAGCACCGGCGGCCGGGTGGTTCTCGCAGTTGGCCTGGCGGCCGGATGACGGGCTATATGCCACGGATGTGGAATGGACGGCAGCGGCGCAGGCGGCTATTGAGTCCAAAGAATACCGTTATATTTCTCCCGTACTGCGCTACAACCCCGGCACCGGTGAGGTGACCGGTTTGCTGATGGCGGCGTTGGTAAATTACCCCGCGCTGGACGGTTTGACCGATCTGGCAGCGGCGCACTTTGATATTTCACTACAAGGCTCGATTATTATGGATCAAGACGAATTATTGGAACGGTTGCGCTATATGCTCAACCTGCCCACCCTGGCGACGCTGGAAGAAATCCTTGCCGAACTGGACAAGCTGAAAACGGTTATTTCCACACCGGAAGGCACAACCACCGGACTGGCGGCATTTATTGCCAAACAGGCTGAATCCATGACGGCCTTGTCTGCGCACGTACCCGATCCAGCGTTATTTGTACCGGTGACGGTGATGGCGAGCCTACAAGCCGAACTGGCGGCGTTGTCGGTTATTGTCAATACTGACAACATCAATAAACTAATAGCTCCGGCCTTAACTGACGGGCGTTTGCTCCCCGCACAAAAAGCCTGGGCTGAATCACTGGGTAAAACCGATATGGCGGCTTTATCAACCTATCTGGACACAGCACAACCCATTGCCGCTTTGGCCGGTCTGCAAAGCCGGGGCAAAGCGCCTGATGCACAAGCCCTAACCGCCTACTCTGCGCCTGACGGTTTTACTACCGATCCCGACCGCGTGGCAGCACATACGGCGGCTCTTTCCTATCAATCCCTGCATCAGTGTGATTATGTCACTGCCCTGAAAGCTACCGGAGTTAACTAATGTCCCAACAAGCCCGTTCGTTATTATCTTTATCGGTGGTTTCGACCTCCTTAATTGCGCAGTATCGCGGTGTTACTTATACCGGCGGTCAGGTAGCTGCCGCTAATGTCAAGTGTATCGGTATTGCCGAGCGCCCGACGACCGTTATTGGTGAAATAGCCTTGGTAACGACTAAAGGCACCGCCATTGCCGAAGCCGGTGGAGCGATTACTATCGGTTCTGCCTTGGCTTTTGATGCTGCGGGCAAGGTAGTTATGGCGGCGCTGCTTGCGGTAGCTGCGCCGACGATGGCGACAGGTTCCTTGGCGGTGTCTGCCGGTTTAGTGGGGGTCACGGCGTCGGTTGCCAATGGGGCAGGCTCTATTACCGGCACGCCCACCGCTTCGGCTCCGGTTGTCACGGGCGGCGACTTACCCCAGTACATTGTCGGTTATGCCCTACAGGCAGCAACGACTGCCGGTGATTTAATCGAAATTTTAATGAATTAACAGGAGCACTTTATGGGCTTATCAACCAGCGCCACCCGGGTTATAGACCCGATCTTAACCAATGTTATCCAGGGTTATTCCAACAGTGAATTGATTGGCAACACCTTGTTCCCCCCCGTACCGGTTACCACCAGCGGCGGTCAGATTATTGAATTTGGCAAAGAAGCCCTCAAGCTGTTTAGTGCACGACGTGCACCGGGCGGAGCGACGCGCCGGATGCAAATGGGCTACCTAGGCAGGCCGTTTGCATTGCTGCAAGATTCGCTGGAAGCGTTGGTGCCGCGTGAATATTTACGCGATGCGTCTATCGTGCCCGGTATTGATCTGGCGACCCGTGCGGTGATGTTGACCATGCGTTCTTTGCAATTGCAGCTGGAAGTGGACCAGGCCGCCTTGGCATTGGACACCACCAAGTATGCGACCGGCAGCTATGCAAACGTGACGGGTGCGAACCAATGGGACAACAAGACCGGGCAGGTCAGCAATGCCAATCCGCTGGAGCAGATTGATGCTGGTCGGGAAAAGATCCGCAGTTTAACCGGGATTTATCCCAATGTGTTGGTGCTGTCAGCCAAGGCATTTAATGCCGCGAAAAACAACACTAACGTGATTGCACGGCTGCAATATAACGCCAATGTCTCTCCCGATGCCACCACCATCACCCCGCAAATGCTGGCAGGTCTATTTAATGTCGAAAAGGTTGTAGTAGGGCGAGCCATTTACTTTAATGACTCAGGTGCATCCAGCACGGATATTTGGGGTAGTGATGCGTTGCTGGCTTACGTTCCTCAGCAGTCGCTAGGCATTGAAGAGCCCAGCTTTGGCTATACCTACACCATGCAGGGCAATCCGATGGTGGAACAGCCCTACTTTGACAATAATTCAAAATCATGGGTATACGGCGTTAATTATGAGCGGGCACCGGTATTGTCAGGCATTGCGTCCGGGTATTTAATGAAAACAGTGTGCCTCTGATTATGGCTGAGTATGTCGTACTTTCGACCATTAGTTTTATTAGCGGCCTGGTGCAGCCGGGCGAGGTCATTGAGCTGAACACCCCCAAACAGCGGGAGCGTCTGGGCATTGTTGATGCCGATGTGGAACGCTTGCTGGCGAACGGCGTGATTGAATTGGCGCCGATAATAGGCTAAAGGCTAAAAGGCTAAAGGCTAAAGGCTAAAGGCTCATGGTTGTTTTTTCGCCTTTCGCCTTTCGCCTTAAACCTTTCTTCTATGAATTTTTTACAAAACAGGCGGTATTATGGCAAATAACCCATTGGCAACAGCACACGGGATTGTCTCGGTGCAAATTGCCGAGACCGGTATCAGTCCGGTGGCAGCTGGCGGGGATCAGTTTGGATGGGTAAGCGGGACGCCGGTTGGTTTGGCTATGAACGCTTCGACGCCTGTTATTTTTGACCTGGGGCCGTTGTGGTATAAATACACAGTATGTCAATTATCTGCTATACCAGACAGTGCAAACCTAATTAATGTACAAATTTACAGCTCAGATACACCCGCTATAAATACTGCCCGGCGGCTTAACTACGGTAACGCCGGTAATTTTGGTTATTTATTGGCCAGTGTTGCAGTAGGTCAACCATCATCAGCAATGGTGCGGCCTATGGGGCGCTATCTTGTAATAAGTATACAAAATGATGTTGCAGTAGCCATTCAAGGCATTAACGCAAAAATAACCCTGGCCGCTTATCCCTCATGACCTATTGCACCCAAGCCGTTTTAAGCACTGAAATCGGTACGCAGGAGCTGATCCAGTTGACCGACCGTGCCAATGCCGGAATCATGGATACCACCATTATCGCCAAGGCGCTCAGTGATGCCGACGCTAAAATCAACAGTTATTTAACGGCCTATCCGCTGCCGCTGGCGGTGGTTCCGGCCATTTTTGAACGCCTGGCCTGTGATATTGCCCGTTATTATTTGTATAAAAACCAGATGATAGCGCAGGTGGCGGCGGCTTATACCGATGCGGTCAAGTATCTGGAGCAGGTCGGCATGGGCAAGATCAGTCTGGGTGCAGATGTCTTGGGTGTGGTATCGGTGCCTGCCAGCGCGGTTGCCCAGTTTGTTTCCGGGACAACGGTGTTTGGTCGTGACGGGGGCTATTAATGCCTAACCTGCGCCCATTGCTGGAAAGCCGTATCAAAGCGCAAATACCGGCCTTTAAAGAAGTGGCCGGGGCGGCGGATATGGCGAACATTATGGCGGGGCGCTTGACCGATCTGGGTTGTTATATTTTTCAGGAACGCGTGACCGCTGCTGAAAGCCAGTTGGCCAATGCCATCATGCAACGGCTGACGGTCACCTTTGCCGTGCTCATTGTGGTGCGCAATGTGAAAGACGCACGCGGAGCCGATGCCGCCGATGCCAGTTATACCCTGCAAGCCGCTCTAAAAACGGCGCTGTTGGGCTGGACGCCGGACGCCGGTGCGGAGCCTTTGGAATACGGCGGCGGGGCGTTGGTCTCGTTTGCCAACGGCTTTTTTATCTGGAAAGACACGTTTATCACTCATCAATTTATAAGGGCGACTTAATATGCAAGATGAATACACAGGACTCGCCGGCACGTACATCATTGATGTCGAAAAAGGCATTCGTATGCCGCTGGAACAATACGAGGCGGAGCAGGCGGCGAAAAGCCAACCGATTGCCCAGCCTATCAAACAACCACTTAAGGAGGTGACAAATGGCCTTATCAACTAAAAAACGCCTGATTCTGGTAAAAATTGAATCCACTTATGGCACCGATTCAGTGCCCGTTATCGCCGATGCCGTTTTATGCACGGGCTTGGAGTTGTCGCCCTTGGAAGGGTCGGCGGTCGACAGAAACTTTATCCGGCCTTATTTTGCCAATTCAGGCTCTATTCGGGTTGAAAACTATGCGAGTATAGGGTTTGAAACCGAAATAGCAGGCTCAGGTGCAGCGGCGACAGCGCCTGAATGGGGTGTATTGCTGAGGTCATGAATTTTACGGAAACGGTCACGCCTACGCCTATTGCGGGTGCTTGTGGCACGGGCAGTACTACCCAGACGGTAGTATTGGCCGCTGGGTCCTCGACGATTGATGATTTTTATACGGGCATGACCATTGGTTTTGCCGGGACCGGCGGCGCTCAACAGGGTGAGATTGTTAAATATGTAGGTTCTACATTAACGGCTACCTTGGCAAAGCCTATTGTGACAGCGCCTGTAGTAACGGCCACGACGTATACGATTGGCACGAATGTGCTTTATATGCCAAACAGCAATTTTAGCGCGTCTGCCAATACCTCGGCCTCTATTTATTTTAATGTCGATGGCGTTAAGCATGTGCTGTTAGGTGCACGCGGTACGGTCAGCTTTGATTTATCACCCAAGCAAATCCCTAAAATGAAATGGAAGTTTACCGGCTTATTGGGGACTGTTTCCGATTCCCCGCAAGCGAATCCGGCGACTAACTTTACCGGCTGGCAGGTTCCCGTTACCGTATCAACCGCCAATACAACGGACATCAGTATTTTAGGCTATAACGCAGCGGTCATTGAAAAGCTTACTTTTGATATTGCCAATACCGTTGCCTATCGGCAAACCCTCGGCTCTGAATCGGTATTGATTACCGACAGAAAACCTGCCGGCTCAATCTCGTTGGAAGCCGGAACCCTGGCGACAAAAGACTGGTGGACACCTGTCAAAGCGGCAACGACCGGTGCATTTTGTATCAAGCATGGTCAAACCGCCGGCAATATCGTGGGCTTTACCGCGCCCCAGATGCAATTGACCGACCCCAAATATTCGGATTCAAACGGGGTGCAAATGCTGGATATGGGGATTATTTTTCAGCCCTTTGGCGCCGGCGGCAATGACGAACTAAGAATATGCAGTAAATAACATAAATCAGACGCGATATAGCGCGTTTCTGCTTCAGACGCGCTAAATCGCGTCTCTACGGGTATCCACAATAGGAAAAAATCATGGCATTTATTATCAAGAAAGATAAATCATACAGCTGGCCGGTCACGATCAGCGAGCCGGTAGACGGCGGCACCTTTAACGATCAAAAGGTACGCGTTAAATTTAAGATGCTGTCACAAGGCCGTATCGATGAAGTCGTTAAAAACGAAGCCGAAGAAGATGCCGACATTTTAACGGATGTGCTGATTGGTTGGGATGACGGCGTATTTAAAGATGAATCCGGCGCGGATTTGGTATTCAACGAAGAAAATAAAGACTTGATCTTGTCGGTGCCGTTTGTACGGGGTGCGTTGATTAAAGGCTTTTTTGAGTCGATTGCCGGCAAGGCTTTTAAAAGAAAAAACTAATCGAAGCGGCTGGCTATTATTGTCAGCCGCAACAAGATTTAAGCACCGACCTCATGGACGAGGACGCGGCGCTGTTTGGTCTGGCACTGCCGGACATCGATACCCCCTCAGACCATCATTTTGAAGTATTTAAAGACAACTGGCCTATTTTAGAGGCTTTTTTTGTATTGGATGGTTGTGCCTGGCAATATACCGGGATGGGTGATTTGATAGGCTTGGATTACAGCGCCGCTCAGGTGATCTGGGGCTTAAGCGGTATCCATCCCGATACCGAGACCTTTAGGGGGCTGATGCTGTTTGCCCGTACCGTCGTTGATGAGCTTAACAAGAGGAAAAAATCATGAGTGCGCAACCGATTGTTTTAGGCATTACCATAAGGGCAGATGGCAGCGCCCAGGTTACCGGAGAGATTAACCGGGTACAGGCGGCGGTAACGGGTGCGGGTAGTGCGGCACAAAGCTCAACCCGGCAATTTGCACAAATGGCCGCTGCCATGGCGTCGGCAGAACAGGCAGCGGCGGCTATCCATACCCGGCTGGCCAGTGCCAATGCCATTTATGATGCGCAAGTGGCGTGGTTAACCTTATCGACCCGCGCTTATCGTGCCTATCAATTACAAATGGACGGGCTGCACCCGTCGCAAATCAGGCATATCCAAGATCTGGAAGCGGCCCGAGCTGCATCAGCTCAATCAAGCACTGCCATTAGCGGCTTAAGCACGGTTATGGGGGCTTTTGGGGTAACGGTAGGCTTGATTGGTCTGGCGGCACTGGCAAAAGATATCGTTAATACCAATCGGGAAATGGAGTCTCTACGCGCCCAGCTTAAAGCATTAACCGGATCAGCCGAAGAAGCGCAACGTACTTTTGAATTTATCACCCGATTTGCAACCGATACGCCCTTTGAGGTTAATGGGTTAACCAAGTCCTTTGTTATGTTGCAAAATTTTGGTATCAAACCCACTGAGCAGGTGATGAGCGCCCTAACCAATCAGGCGGCAAAACTGGGCGGGTCTCAGGAGATTTTATCGGGGATTACCTTGGCATTGGGTCAGGCGTATTCAAAAGGCAAGCTGCAAGCTGAAGACATGAACCAACTGATAGAGCGTGGCGTTCCCGTCTACAAGTTGTTGGCTGAAGTCACCGGCAAAAATACCAGTGAGTTGCAGGATATGTCAGGAAAGGGTGAGATAACCCGGGATATTATCGATCAGTTAATCGTTAAAATGGGCGAGCTGGCCTCCGGCAGTAACGCCGCCGCTATGGAAACCTTAAACGGTAAAATAAGCAACTTGGCCGACGCTTGGCACCAGTTTGAAGACGCGTTAATGAATGATAAATCTGAGGGATTTATCAAGTCTATCGTGTCATCAATTACCGAGACCCTGAATATTTTAACGCGCAATATGAGCGATACCCTGGATGCGCAAATTGCCCAGGCACAAGCGAGGGTCAAGACGTTTGATGGACTGGGTGCCGTAGGGTCTTTCGTCTCCGACCTATCAGGCTATGACATCAATATTGAAAAAAATAAAATCGATGGCCTCAAACGATTAAAGGAAAAACAGGATAACGCCCATAAAGAGGTCGAAATCAATAAAGACCGGGTTAGTGCGATTGCCCAAACTAACGAATGGTTAAATGATATTGAAACCACGGATGCAGAAGCAGCAGCAAAGCGGCTAAAGAAGCATGAGAAAGATTCATCAACCACTTCAAATGCACTGGTCAATGATGCCAAGCGTAAAGCCGAAGCGATTGCAAAAGGTATCGCTGACGAGTTAGCCTCACTGGATGACCAACACAGTAAGCTCATGCTGTCAGGGCGTGATTATTACGCGCAGTCTGAAGCGCTAAAAGCCATGAGTCCCGCTGTAAAAGCCTTTGCCTTGGCACAATGGGATGTTAATAAAGCCTTGGCTAATCAAAAAAGTAGTAGTGATGCAGCCAACACTGAACTAACGGCGCTCAAGGATAAATACGATCAATTAACACTCTCGGCCAGTGCTTATTATGCCAAAACGCTAGGTAACAAAGGCTTGAGTACTGAGCAAGCGGCGCCGTTAATACAGCAAAATAGCCTGAATATAAAGACTGAAATCAGCAACAAAAAAACCGATGATGCAAGGGCCGCGCTGGAAGCCTATAACAAATCACTCGATGATGCCCATGTTAAAACTTCTGACCTGGGCGCAGTGACATCGGCGATATTTGACAGTGCGTTAGGCGGGATTCATGCCATGGCCGGGGCATACGACAGCATGGTTAATTCGATAGCAGCCAATACCAAGGCGCTGGCTGAAAATGCCAAGATGCAAAAGCTTAATGAGACAACGGTTGATCCGGCTGAAAAAGCGGCTAATGTTGCCAAGTATGCCAAGGAAGAAGCCACGTTAAATAATGCCAACATCAAGCTGCAATTAACGGGTGCCAGTCAAATAGCCGGGGCAGCAGCCAAGATGTTTGATCAAAAATCAGCGGCTGCAAAAGCCTTTCATGGTATTGAAGTTGGGCTATCTATTGTCCGGCTGGCCATGGATGCCAAAGAGATCATATCGTCAATGACCAAGACCA